GGCCTTTCGTTGGCATTCGTTGATGATTTCCTTGGCTTTTTGTTCCGGGTTGCTGCCGGTTTTGACGCTGGCCCAGAAGTCGGTTCTCATCGCGTCGGTGAAGGTGCCGGCCGGTACGTGGTCTCGGATGTGGCCGGTGATCCACCGGTCGTCGATGACGGTGCCGTCGGGCAGCGCGTACCGGTAGGGTTTCGGCCGGCTGGGCATGGTGTCCATGTATGCGCCTTGGCGCAGCCATCGGCTCATGTTGGGCGCGTATTTGGGTTCGTCGATGGTTTTGGCGTAGGCGATGGCACTGCCGATGAGCTGTCTGGGGGCGGCCGGCGGTCGGCCGTCGACGCCTTGGACGGCGAGGTTCCACGCCTTTTCGGCTTCGGTTTTGCTGCCGGTGTGGCGTGGGTATGCGTTCCATGCGGTCTCGAATGGGTCTTCGAGCATCCTGGCCTCGAGTTCGGCCATGGTGACGCGCTCCGGCTCCGACTCGGACACCGGTGTCGACGTCGGGGTCGGCGTGGAGGGGTTGGGGGAGGTTATATCGGTATGGGAATAGGTATAGGTAAGGGTGCTTCGTTTTTGCTTGCCGGTTTGCTTCGCGTTTGCTTCACCTTTTGCTTCGGCAAGTGCTTCGTCGTTTGCTTCACCTTTTGCTTCGGCAAGTGCTTCGTCGTTTGCTTCGTTTGTTTGAAGCATTTGCTTCGTTTTGCTTCGTCTCGAGCGGCCGGACGCCTTGCCTCCGGCACGACCGGCGCGGGCGCGTTTTTCCTGTAGTTCCTTGGTGGCCGCGTACTTGCAGAGCATGGTGCCGTCCGGGTTGGCGGCGACGATCTCGAACACGTCGGGCTCGGTTTCGCGCCACAGGCCGGCGTCCACGAGCTGGCGGGCGAGCTTCGGGCTGCCGCCGAGCTTCCTGACGCGCTGCATGGTGATGGCCCCGTCGTAGTCGCCGTGGCGCAGCTGGCGTCCGACGTAGCTGCCGGCGAGAGCCCACAGGCCAATCGCGGACAATGGAAGCTCCTCGCATTGCGGGCTGTCGTAGATGCCGTCGTCGATCATGAACCAAGTCATGGTGAACCTCTCTCAATGTGTGGTTACTTGATCTCGCCGGTGTTCGGGTCGACGGCCTCTCCTCCGTCGGTCTCGTCAGCATCGTCGTCGAGATCGGGATAGTCGGGCGCGCTTTCCTCGAACGTGGCGAGGCTGTCGCGGAGGTTGTCGTACAGGACCGCGCGGCGTGCGTCCTTCGGATAGGTGAGCAGCCGGTTGATGACCTCGGCGCAGTCGATGATGTGCTGCGCGAGCACGTCCGTGTCGTACACGGCCTCGGTGTACGGGTCGATCTGATGGAACTTGTCGAGGTAGGCGTCTTTGGTTTCGAGCTGCATCTTGT